TGGAGCCCAGCCCCATGGCACCGGACATCATGCCCTGTGTCTGCTGCTGCTGGGCGTTGAACTGATCCATCATCGACTGTCCGGTCATCTGCGCCGCACTCAGCGACTGCACCGGCTGCGAACCCACGGCCGTCTGGAAGCCCGGCATCTGCGGCGTCTGCACCTGTTGCCCGCTCATCAGCGCGTTCATCTCGTTCAGGCTCATGCTGCGACGCTGCGCTTCCTCGGCGATCTTCTGCTGCCGCAACTGCGTCTGCAGGCCGGTCGAGGACATTGCCTGCTGGTAGTTCTGGTTGTCCACACCTAGCTGCTGCTGGTAGGTGTTCATGCCCGCAGTGTTGTAGAAGTTGCCCGCGTTCATGGCCTGCTGGAACTGCGCGGTGCGCGCCGCGTTCTGCGCTTCCTGCGAAGCGAGATCCTGCGCGAAGCCCTGCTGCCCGGCGCCGAGGCCGAACTGGGCCGCGCCCTGCTGCTGGCCGAACAGATTTTGCAGTGCCTGATTGCGCGCCTGCTGCGAGGCTTGCCCCTGCCCGAAGGCCTGCTGCTGCTGGCCCATCAGCATGCTCTGCAAGCCCTGCTGCTCCTGCCCGCCCTGCTGCACGGCGTTGAATCGCTCACGGGCTTGGTTGTCACTCAGCGCCTGCATCTGCTGGTTGTAGCTTTCGCTGCCGGGCGTGATGCCTTGGTTCGCCAGTTGCGTGCGCAACTGCGCGGTGGCGCGATCGTGCTCGGGCTGCATGCGATCGAACAGCGACTGCTCGATGCGCTGCCGATCGGCACTGAAGTTCGCCGCATTGGTGGTGCCGGTGGTCTGCTGCAGCCCCTGCGTGTCCTGTCCGGTGATGCCTAGCTGCTCGCGCCCAGTGGTGATCTGCTGCGGCGCCGACGTGTCCATCGCTTCCTGCTGCACGTAGTTCTGCATCGGCTGCGTGCCGGTGATGTAGGCACGTGCATCAACCCTACCGGCAGCGGGCGTGTCGCGGTCGATCTTGCCCCAATCAAACGATTGCCCCATGTCCGCTTGCAGGCGATCGGTGAACGACGCCGCCAGATCGGAGCGGTCGTTCTGCATACTGATCTGCTTGTCGAGCGCCTGCTGCAGTTGGGGATTAAGGTTCTCACTCTGCACCCACTTCGTGACCGGCTGGCCGGTGCCGGGATCGATGTCCTGATAGGTCTGCCATTCAGTGCGGCCCCACGGGGTGTACTGCTGCGGCCGGTTGGCCCAGTTCTGCTGGGCCGTGAGCGCGGCACTCGACGCTGCCTGCTCACGCGCAGCGTCGTTGTAGTCGGGTGCCTGTGGTGCTGACTTGCCGCCCATGGTAGGTGCTCCCTTTAATGATACTTGGTGAAGTGCTTGTCGAGCTTCGCCAGCCACGGGCACTCGTCACGCAGCATCTGCAGCACGATCAGGTCATCGCCGGCGTCCCAGCCATCGGTGATCCGGTGGATCTCTTTAAAGCCCATGCGCTTGATGAAGTTGTAGCTGCGCACGTTGCTCGCGGCGACCGGCGCCATCAATGCGCGCATGTCGAGTTGGCGGAACGGATAGTCAAAGGTGCGCCAGATCAGGGTGCGGCTTATCCAGTTGCCTTCACCCGCGGTGTGGATGCTGCACACGTGGCCCCAGAATCCATTGAACGCGACCACGCCCAGCAATTCATGGTTGACGGCCGACACGCTGCCGAAGGCCTGAAAGTCGCCGCTCGGTGGCAGGCGCACCTCATGCTCGGACAGGAAGCCCAGCATGGCGACCTTCTCTTGCACCGTTAACGCCGTGACCACGTGCATCTACTGTCCCTTGAAAAAGTACGCCAGCAATGCGCTGACCACCACCACGATCATGCCTTCCAGCGCGATCGTGATCAGCCTCACCCGTGCTTCTAGCAGCGCCAGCCGGGTGCCGACGCTGCCATTGACCGGCGGCTCGCCGGCTGCGTTCACTTTTGCGGTGCGTAGCAGTACACCACCATGTCGGTGATCGGTGGATACGTGGCACCCTCGGCCAGCGGCCCGTTGTTAAAAATTTCGAGGTAATACACGCCGGCCGGCTCCAGCACGATCACACCCGCGCCCGGCGGCCCGCCGACGCAGTAAGGGATGCTCGGGTAAGTGCCGATCGTCTGATACAGGATCTTGCCGCTGCCGTCGCGCAGCTTGACGTCGCGCTGCTGCGGCCCGCCACTGGCGCCGTGCTCGCCGACGCTGATGGTGTTCATGTTCGGTCCCTTGGGCCAATCGGCCGGCACCGTGAGCGTGAGCTTGTACAGGTCGTCGCCTTTCATGCTCGGGTACGGATCGACGCCTGTGTACACGTGGCCGCCGAACGGCAGCACGCCGGCCTCGCCGCCCTGCGTGCCGGTGTCGGCGCCGGTCGGCTGGCCGCTGGTGTACTGCTGGCCGACGCTCCAATCAGCCTGCGTGTAGTAGTTGAGCACGGGCGGCGGCATCAGCGAGAACTGCACCACGTCGCCGCCATCGAGCAGCACCTTGTTGGCCCAATCGTGCGCCTGCAGATCCTCCACCATCTTCATCGACGTCTGGTAACTCTTGGCCGGCACCCACAACGGATCAACAGGTTTTGTGCTTGGACGATTCACGCGCGTTCCTTTCGGTAGGGTTAGCTTTTTCTGACGGGCCACTTTAAAGCACTCCTTGGCCGACTTCAGCCAGCAACTTCCACGTGGTGAAGATGGTGCCGGGCGACTCGCCCGTGAAGTCCATGCGCAGCGAGCAATGGGTGCCGAGCCCCTCGGCGCCAACCCACGCATTGTAGAAATTGCCGCTGCCCGCCCATATCGCGTTGTCCCACTGCGCGCTATCCCACACCGCGAGCCCCCGCGGGCTGTAGATGGGTGAGCCCGGTATCGGCTGGAAGCTCCAATCGGTGTTGACCTGCGCCTTCACGCTGGGCGCGCTCGGCGCGATGAACATGGGCATCACCATCAGCGGCCGCTTGGTGTGGAACTCGTCGCTGCTCAACGCCACGAACGACGTCTGCACTGATGCCACTACCGCGGTGCCCGGCGTGCCGTCCTGCAGGCTGTCATCGGTGGTGCCGAAGAACATCTGCATCACCTTGCCATCCTTGGTGCCGAAATAAAGCTCGCCATCGTGCGCCTCGATCGACAGCATGGGGATGCCGCTGAACTCACTCCAGCCGCCCGACAGCGTGCCGAACACGTACTGCAGCCCGTCCTGCGGGCCGTTGTGCGGCGTGATGATGATGGCGCACTGCTCGCCCATGAAGTGCAGCAACTGCCAGAAGGGCGACTGATAGCTGCCGCGCACATCCTGCGCGATGCGCTCCATGTAGCGCACCCAATCCTCGGTGCCGCCAAGCTCGCCAGCCGGCACGTTGAGCCCGCGCGCCGACGTTAGCTGGCTCATGCGCTCGATGCCGTTGGGCGTGATGATGGACAGATCGCCGCCGTACTTGGACATGAAGCGCCGGCCTACAGGCACCCTGCCGACGGCCCAGCGCCCCGCGATGCGGAACTCCCCCGGCGTAGCGGGGTCAGTGCCTTCGTACACCAGCACGTCACCCCCGCGGCCCACCACCACCAGCTTGTCATCGACGCCGTCACCAGCATCGAGCGTCCATGACGCCATCGCGGCGAGGTCGCCACCGAACACCAGCAGCGGCCCGAAGTCGAACGGCTGCGCCACGCCTTGAAACGCCAGCACCGGCAGATACCATGCGATGTTGGAATTGAGCGCGATGAACCAGAGGCGATTCTTCCACACCATCACGAAGTCGAACTTGCTGGCATCGGTGCCGGTGATGCCGGCAGTGCGATCGATCCAGCCGGCACTATCCTCGAACGTCCACACCCCGCCCCCGGCGCTGCAGGCCACCAGATAGTTCTGCCCGCCCGCGCTGAAATTAGTCCAACTGAACACACCCGGCGTGCTCTGGTTCGGTACGGTCAGGAACGGCGTCACTGCATCAGTAGGCGTTACCTGCTGCGCGGTGACTTCATAGATGATGCCGTCCGAGGCTGCGGCCCACAAGCGGGGCTGCATGGTGCTGCCCGCGCCCCGTGCCGGCAGATAGGACATCAGGGAGCGCACTTCGCCGGGAATGCCGGTCATCCAGCGCCGGTAGCCCCGGCGCAACTCAACGCCATAACGCCGGCACAACACGTTGCGCAGCAGCAGTGCCGTGTTCGCGTCCTGCGCATTCAGCGTGTAGCGCACCGTGAGCCCCTTTAAAGGGGCGGGGAACATGCCGCCTTGGTAACGCTGCGGCTGCGGCGCGAATGACGTGTTGGCCCGCGCCATAGCCTAACTCCAGACGCCCGTGCCGGTAGCTCCTGTGGCCCCGGTAGCTCCGCTCGCGCCGGGCACGCCCTGCGGGCCTGTAGGCCCGGTTGCGCCGGCTGGGCCGGGTACCACTGACGGCGCACCCGTTGGCCCGGTGGAGCCCGTGGCGCCCGTGGCGCCGACGGGTCCGAGCGGCCCCGGCACCGTGGAGTCTGCGCCGGTCGCACCCGTGGTCCCGGTGGAGCCCTTGGGACCGATCGGGCCGGGATCGCCCTGCGGCCCCGGCACGATCGAGTCCGCACCTGTGGCACCTGTGGCACCGATCGGGCCGGGCACCGTAGAAGCAGCGCCCGTAGCCCCGACGGGTCCGGTGGGGCCGGTAGCGCCCGTCAGGCCCGTAGGTCCAATCGCGGTCGAGGGCGCTCCGGTGGGGCCGGCTGGTCCTGCCGGGCCGGGAACGTTGGACGCCGGCCCCTCGGGGCCGGGAATGCCCGCAGTGCCGATGATGTTGCCGATCAGCGCGAAGCCTTCCGGCGTGCTCGACAGCGACAGGACCGGCGCACCCTTGTCCGCACCCGCGCGTGAAGCGAAGGCCGTGTTGAAGTCGGCCGTCGCCGCTTCCGACGACATCGCGTTCCACTCCAGCCACTTCTTCCGCGCGAGCAACGCCACCAGATAGGCGTCGAGCACGAACGAGTCGCCGTTGTTGTCGAGCGTGTTCTTGCGCAGCAGCGGATCACGCTCATCAATGATCTGCGCCTTGCTGAGATAGAAGAAGCTGAACGGCTGCGCCGTCGGGTACGGCGGCGCCATCACCCACAACTGGTCGCCGCGGATCTGCCACAACGAGGTCGCCGCCGGGTACCCCACGGCCGTGAAGCGCGACCATGCCTGCGCCGATGCGGGGCCGCCGAGCAGGGGCGCCAGCGAGTGTGAAGACCACTGCGTCTGGTCGATGAAGCGATAGAAGTCGGGGGGCAGCGCGAAGGCCTTCTGCGTTTGCCCTGCGCTGTCGCCGACGACGTCGATCACGCCTTCCTGCGTCAAGTCCTGCCATTCACGCAGCGCCAGCAACTCCGCGCAGGCGTCGGTGAGCGCGGCACGCATCTGCGCATGCTTGGTGTCCACCGATCCTGCCGGGTCCGCGGAAGCCGGATAGCCAACCAGCGAGCAGACGAAATTAATCGCCTGCCCGAAGTTGAACTGCGCGATTTGTACAGGCATTGCCTTATCGCCGCTGGTTGTTCTGCGGTTGCTTCGCGGCTTGCTGGTTGGCCTCGATCGCTGCCAGCCGCTCGGTCAGCGACGTGATCGTCGCGTCGCGCGCTTCCAGTTCGGCCTGCACCTTGCGCAATGGCGCCTCGTCCTTCTGCAAGCTGATGAACTCCGCGGCCCTGCGCTTCAGGTCGAGCGAGCCCGGCATCTTCATGCAGGCGCTGTCGGATAGCTGGCTCAACTGCTCGATGGTCCGCACGCCGATGTAGCGATACTCTTCAACCTGCGCCAGCGACAGCTTGCCCCACAATTCCAGCGGCGTGCCGTTCAACTGCTCCGACGTGCTGTTGCGCTTCCAATCCTCGTACTGCTTGCCGAAGCGGTTGATGTCACCCGCGCCGGCCGGCCGCACGATCACGTTGTCGCGATCGCCCGGCACCATGATCTGGATCATGTCCACTTCTTTAAAGCGCATGATGCCTTCGGCTGCCGAGGCGACGTCGTCGCGCGCGGCCTTGCGGAAGAAGCGCACCGCCAGATGCTCGTCACCCTTGCGACTGTCGCCGGGCGTGAAGTCCTTCGGGTCATGTTCGAACGTTTCCATCGTCTGTAGCTCCTAGCTGGGTCAACGTGTCGGCACTGGTTAACGGCGCAGTGCCTGCGCCTGCATCATCTGTCGCTGCATGGGGCCGCCCCAACCGCCCCCACCACCCCAGCCACCACCCCAGCCGCCGCCACGTCCACCACCGTAGCCGCCACCGTAGCCGCCGCCGTAGCCGCCGCCGTAGCCGCCGCGCTGGTACATGGCGCCGCCCATCGGGCGCATGCCGATCGGTGCCTGCGCTTGCGGCAGGGGCACGGCCTCGCTACCGACGGGTGTGGTGCTGCCCCCTGCCAAGCCGGCCTGCGCAGCCGCTGCATCGGGAACCGCTGCATCGGGAGCCGCCGCCGCGGCCGTTGCCGCCTGCGGTTGCTGCATCTGTTGCTGCATCCACGGTGGCATGGCCTGCTGCATGCGGCCCCCGCCCCAGCCGCCGCCCTGCGCCTGCGAGAATCCGCCACCGGGCATGCTCTGCCCTCGCATCGGGCCGTAGGGTGAGCCCTGCATGCCTTGCTGCTGCTGGTAACCGCCACCCGGCATGCTGTAGCCCTGCATCGGGCCATAAGGTGAGCCCCCGCCCTGCGGCTGCGCGAAGCTCGCCATCTGCGAGTAGTTCGGGGCGGCCTGCCCCATCATGGCGCCCACGGTTACTTGTGCTTCTTGCTGTGCTTGCCGTTGTCGTCACCGTGCTTCTCAAGCTCGGCGGCGAGCAGCGCATCGGACTCCAGTTCAAGCTGCTTCTGCGTCGGCTCATCGGCGAGATACGGTGCCGGCTCCTTGCCCAGCGCACGCGCCTCGTTCGCGGCCTCGCGCTCCTGCCGTTCCTTCAGTTCCTTGTCGAGCGTGGCCTGCAGCGCATCCTCCGCGGCGTTCTCGCGATCGGCTGCTTCCTTGTCGCCTTCGGCTACCGGCCGTTCCACCGCATCGGCGCCGACTTGGATGCGGACGTACTCGGCGCCATCCTTGCTGAAAAATGTGTAGCGCATGACTGCTCCTTATGCCGGCGCGGCCTGCGCCGCTGTTTCGGAAGCGAACACCGATTGGCCGTTGACCAGCCCGATGCCGCTGCGATTGGTGTAGCCCGCCACAACCGCATTGCCGTTCGCCACGGCACCCGTGGCGCCCAGCAGGCGCATCCCGAAGCCGGTGTACGGCGAAGTGGAGCCCGCGTCGCGCGAGCCGCCATTGCCCGCCGCCATCAACGCGATGCCGGTGACGTAGGGGTTGGCGACAAACGGCACGCTGTACTTGTCCGGTGTGGTGACGTTGGCCGTGGTGCGGCCGCCCCCGATGTACATGTAGCGGCCGTCGGTAAAGTTGGTCGTCACCACGCCCGGCGGCGGCGGCGCCGCATAGGTCGGCTTGGTGCCGGGCTCTTGGTTGTAGTTAAAACCTGCTTGCGCCACCGTGACCTGCGGCGACAGCGGCGTGATGCCGTCCTTCTGCAGCGCGTAGAAGATCGAGTTGAGGCCGAACCCGATGCCGGTGGACAGCGCGCCGGTCGAGCACGTGCCGGCCGAGCCCTTGTCGAAGGGCGAGCCCTTCGGACCCGACAGCGGATCGAAGATGACGGGCCGCCCCACGCTGGGGTTGGCGAGATTGTTGGCGGCCGAGTCGCCGGGTAAGCCTGCGGGCATGATGTGCTCCTTTGAATGGTGACGCGGCGGTGCACTAGGCAACCGCCGCGAAGAATCCGCAACCGTGACAGGCTACGGGCTCTTGAGCCGCCCTTGGAAGTATTGACCCGAGCACGTGAGGTTGCCCGCCCACGCCAGAATCGTGACTTCCGCATCCTGATTGATGGCGTATCGCTTGTTCGGCGACAGCGGCACCATGTCGCGCCGCGCATGCGGACGCCACTTCAGGTACTTGGTGTTGAGGAACAGCATGGTCTTGGCCGGCGCGCCGCTGCCCCATGACGAACTGGCGAAGTAGATGCCGCCATCGAGCACCACGTCGGCGTCCATGAACTTGATGGTGGGGAAGCCGAGGCGCGCGGAGTCCGGATTGGTGAAGCGTTGCAGCGCCTGCAGCGAAGCCACGTACACGCCCCACATGAAGTTGTCGGCGATGATGACGTTGGGCCGGTCCTGCCCGCGGACCAGATTGGCCCAGCAGTCATTCATCGCGGCCGGCAGGTTCTGCGGTGTCGCTGCGGCTGCCATCAGGCTGAAGTACGGCCGCCAGAAGGCCCACGTGCCGCGCACGATGCCGCCATAGGTGCTGGCAGCGACGCGGCCGGTGGCGACGTCGGCAGGCACTGCTGCGTCGATGCCGGTGATGGCCTTGCCGCCGGCCGTGGTGCCGTCGCCGTAGAACCCGTACGAAAGGATGTTCGCCATCGTGGATTCGCCGACGCCGATGCGCGCATCGAGCAGGTCGATCATCTGCTCGCGTCCGGAGTTCTGCAGATCCTCCAGCCCCGACATGACGATCGGGACCGCGGCCTGCTTCAAGGTGAAGCGCGCGGCACTGATGACGTCCTGCGCTGCCACGGGCAGGAGGTCGTAGCCGGAATAGAAGCCGCCGTTGGAGTTCTCGGCGAAGGACAGTTCTTCCAGAATCTCGGAACCGCCGGAAACGGTCTTTACGTTGCCCTTGTCCTTGATGTAGGCAAGGCCTGCATTGTTGTTGGTGACGTTGTCGGCGATCTGGCGCGAGCGCGACTCGATCGTGGTGGCGACGATATCTGTAACGGTGGGGAAAGACACGGTTCCTCCCGAATGGTTGACGAATAAAAGCAGAATCGCTTCAAGTCGTCGCCTCTTTCGGTGGGGGAGCCGTGTCCTTTAAAGACACGCTCGCTCCGGTGCAGAGGATGGCGCGGCCGCGGGGGCCGGGTTCATGCACGAAGGCGCTACTGTGCTGCGAGCTTGTAAAAGTTACGCGCTAGTGCGCAGGGTGTCAATTGCGGCTTCCAGCGACTGCCGCACCGACGGCGCCGCGAGGCCGTTGGTGGTTGCCAGCTTGGCCGCGGGCGGGGCATTGCCCGAGGGCAGGGACGACGACGCATGCCGCGCTGCGGCGAGCGTACGCGCGGCCTGCGAGGCGTTCATGCGTCGTCG